GGACGGATGCCTGTAGCCGCTGATGTAGTGTCCAAGCTGTTTCTGGTTGACACCAGTAATTCTTTCAAGTCCCGAAAGTGTGATGAGATATGCGTATTCCTGAAGGAATGATGGGATGTCATACTGGTAGCTGAACTCAACCTCCTCGAATGGTTTCCCAGTTTCGGCATAGTATTTTTTGATGTCCTCATAACCATCCTCGAACACCTTGCGCGCCTCTTCCACAGTCTTCCCGGTTCCGGTGACAAGATAAGGCATATCGTCAGCATCCATATAAATGCTGTAATTGCCATCTGATGCCTTTTCAATAATTGCGTTAACCTTTCTCATAACTGTAATTTGTTTTTTATGTGTAAGACAGTGGGGATTAAATCCCCGCTGCCTTTTTGATTTGTGCTAATGTTCCGGTCGCCACTTCGTCAGCTCCGTGATTGCTGACCTTGAACATCTTGTTTGTTTTTGGGCTAAACCAGAGAGGGTGTCCGCTTTGCTGTCTTCCAGTGTCGTAGCACCCCGCCTTTTTCAGTTGCCTCATTAACTCGTTGTACTTCATACTTCATTTTCTTAACTGGTACAAAGATAGTATTAATTCTATCATTACGCAAGTTTTCAGGCAACTATTTTCAAAATATTTACCACTCGACAAGGCTGTAGGAGAGACCGGCGCCGATGTAGGGTAGAGGGGTGATGCGGTTGTCCTGGAAGGTTATGCCGTAACCGGCCTGGATGCCTACTGACCAGTGGTGTCTTTTTCGTGCCGGCGCGGAAAAGATCTTGGTGACTGTCTTCGTTTCCGGAAAGACCTGGATCTGGTCGAGGCTTGGCTGGTAGCCGGACACTACCGCACGATAGTCCTTTCCGGAATATTCCTTGCGCTCCTTGGGGAGCTGGACGAATGTTGTGTCGTGGATGATTACGATGTCGGGATAGGCGACAAGGAGTGTGTCAGTGATGGTGGTTAGGATGGGGACGGGGGTCTCGACGGTGACGGTGTCCCTTATGATCAGGGTATCAGCCTTGGGTGTCTCGATGGCTTCGGCGACCGCCGCGTGGTAGCCCAGCCTCCAGCTCAGGACGGAGACAGCCGCCACCAGCGCGGCGACAAGCAGAAGGATCCACCCCGGCTTCATCGCCTCACCCCTCCGATGTCATCGGCCCAGCGCTCGGTGTAGAACGAATAATAATCCACCTCCCGAAGCCTTTTGAACGTGGAGTGCGCCCAAGCCCACAGCAGGGACGGAAGCCCTATCACGATGAGGTAGAGCCAGCCGAGATATAGCGACTGCCTTGTGTGCCCGTACTCGTGGCTTATGGTGTCACGGACGTATGATGAGCTGTTGTAGCGGTACTTCCACGGCAGGATGATGAACCGCCCGAGGCTGATGCCGCCTTTCATCCTCTCCGAATAAAGGATGCGGACATCGCCGTAGGGAACCTCCATACACATGCAGTCCATACTGTAGACCTGGAAGAGGATGAACCCCAGAAGGCACTGCGGGAGTTCCCACAGGATCCTCAGAAAATTGATGATCTCTTTCATAACTCAATATATTTGCGTCAAACGTCAATCAATCGCCAAATCCCGACAACTTACAGAGCCTTGTACTCACTTGTGGCGTCGAAGCACGGGCACGCCTTCCTGGCGAAGTCCCTGTGGCCTCTTATCTCCGCGTTCGGGTACCTCGCCTTCAGATCCTTCAGGAGCTTCGTGAGAGCCTCCCTCTGCGCGAGCGTCCTCGTGTCCTTGGCCTTGCCGGACTTGTCGAGACCTCCCACGTAGCACACGCCCACGCTGTCCGCGTTGCGCCCCTGGCAGTGCGCCCCGATCTCGTTCTCCGGCCTTCCGGCGTGGACCGTGCCGTCAAGGTAGACGACATAATGGTAGCCGATGGTGCGGAACCCGCGTGCCTTGTGCCACCTCGTTATCTCCTCGTTCGTCACCCACCTGCCCTCCGGTGTGGCGGTGCAGTGCACTATGATGTAGTTAATCTTCCTTGCCATCGATCTTGACCACCTCTTTGTTTTCGGATTCCTCCGCTTTTTTTATCGTTATCGCCCCCTCGATGTTCGCCCCGGTCTTGGCCTCGACCACGGCCTCGATGACCTTCGCCGCGTCCACCTTGACCCCGGCCTTGTGGCCGAACTTCCAGAAGTACCAGTTCTGCGCTATGCTTATGAGCTCCACGCCTATGACGACAAGCATCAGCCCCGTCTCGATGATGGTGTAGCCAGTGGCCACGGCCAGCGAGGACGCGAGCACCACCCAGCAGAAGTACTCCACGGCCTTGCCTATCGTGCGCCTTATGGCGCGGCTAATCCTGATGCGGTCGCCCTTGCGCTTGGCGGCCCTGATGCCGAACACGAGGTCTATTAGGATGACCACCGCGGCTATGATGAGGTAGGGCAACATACGCTCGAAAGACTGCTGGAAAAACAACAACAACGCGGCCGATATGCCCGTGCCGACCACGACACCCCCCGTGGAGGCCTCGTCCGCGAGGATGTGGGCGTTGAAATCATTCATCTCCACCTCCTCCGGTGCCGACCGGAACTACCTCGACATACAGCCCCACGAGCGCGGCTAGGTCGTGCGTGAGCGCCTGCCCGCTGTCCCTGGTGCACTTGTAGAGGACGCCGCCCTGCGTGTAGTACTTGCCGTTGAATATCTCCATAGGCGGCGTGTACGGGATCGGGTCGTCCTGCGTCCCTGCCGGCTCGACCTCGATGACCTCGTAGAGGGCCGCGGTGTCCAGGCTTGGCGGCTGGTTCTCCAGCACTGCGGCCACGGCCTGCCGCACCCTCCAGAGCTTGCCGTCGTGGGACACGACCTGCCCTCTGGCCAGCGCCCTGCCGACATAGGTGTCCCATGAATACACCAGCAGCGGCCTTTTCAGCGCCTCTTCATCTGTGATGTCGGTGCGCCCGTTGTACTGCTCCAGCACCATATCCCTCAGCTGGTCGGTGATGGTCGGTTGCGGCTCCGGCGGAGCAGGAGGGGAATATGAAATCCAACCGTCCGCCAGCACCATCTCCTCTGTCGGGTTGATGATCTGGATGTTACCCTTAATAATGACTATTCGTGACCTGTCACGAATAGTTCCGTCCTTTATGTAAAGCTGTGTGTTCATAACTAAGATAGTTTTTTAATTACAAATGTTCCGGGGAGATTATCATAATACCTCAGGCCCTCGCCCGTGTCCGTGGTTCCGGGCCTCGTTCCGCTAACTTCTTGCGTTCCGTTCACGTAGAGTTCCACGTCCATTGTGTAGTAAGGACTGGAGGTCGATACAGTGTTGACCTTAAACCGCAGCTCCAAGGCGATGCTGTCGCCCACGTGCACAGTCGCAGAATATAGCGAGGTGCCTAAAAGTGCGATGGAAAGTTTTTCCTTTGAGCCCCATTTCTCAAGCTTTGCGTAGCACATTCCGCTCAGAACGCCATGACCTCCTAATATCTCGAATAGATAATAAGTGTGGTAGTTGGAAGATGGTATCGTTCCCGCCCAGCTTACGGAGTAGGACGCCCCAACCTTCATGACCATCGCCGGCATCGATCCACTATGGGTCGCGGTGGTAGTATTCACAAGGATTCTCTCGCCTGGTATGCAACCCATCATTAATTTCCTCATCAAGCCCATGTTCTTTCCCTCCTGTTATGATGACGCCTTGAACACGCCGATGGTGGCGCAGTTGTTGACGATGACCAGCTGGCAGCAGGTGTTGCCCTCGAACGTCGGAACCTCGCCGTTCTGCCAACGCACGTCTGCCGGAACTGTCAGCGTGTAGTCTTGATTGGGTACATAGAACTGGCAGCAGTACTCCTGCCCGTCCATATCTGCCCCTGATGGTAGTGTCAGCGTCAATCCCACGCACCTCCCCACGATGTGGAACTTGTCCGCGGCCAGCTCAATGGGCGTATTGGATGCCACGAAGCTCGTGCCGTAGCCGATGGTGGACTCGTTGGTCTTGACGACCCCTCTCTTCTTAACATACCCATCGAGACCTTGGTTCTCAGTTATAAATCCGCTGTCGTTAGTCAACTGCGATGTTTTCGTAGGGACATCTGAGGATTTGGCATAACCGCTCAATTCATTCTGCGTGATAATTTGATTACCTGTTAAGCTTGCTTCATATGTGCCATTCAGCGATGATACAGAATATATGCTTACGTAGTTGGCTGACGATTGCGTTAGTCCAATATAGGTGCCGTCCCCGTAAGAGTAAGCACTCGACGAAAGAACTTGACCGTAATTCACGAATATCTTGTGTGCGTCAACTGCTGCCTTAACATCGTTAAACTGTTCGGCAGTCAGAGTTGTGTTGTTTCCCGGCGAGGTTGAGATGAGATTCGTTAGCCACCCGATGTCGTAGGTCTGCGGGGCCGCGCCGGCCCTGTCGAGGAGCGCCTCCACCTGGGCGCCCGTGTATTTGCTGTTGTATGCCATATTCGATCACATTTTATTCGCCTTTCAGCACGTTGAGCGTCCCGCCGTCCGACAGGATGAAGTCCATGTCCGAGCCAGCGAACGGCTCCCTCCTTCCGGCCTGCGTGACGGTCAGCGTGGCGGACGGCCCTTCCGCGGCGGCCACCGTGACCTCCGCCGAGCGGTCGCAGCCCTCGTTCGGGTCGGCCTCGATGGAGACGGCTCCCGCGCCCTTTCCGGACACCGGGGATATTCTCAGCCAATCAGGTAATGCCATGATGTTCTGTTCTTAAAAAATTGCGGACGGGCGCGGGGTCGGCCGCGCCTGCCCAAGTGAAAGGAACTGCACCCTTAGGACACGTTCCATGATGTGTTGGAGTCCACGTTGACGACCTGCGCCGGCGTGCCCTCCCAAGGCAGCGTGATGGTCTCCTTGTCCAGATTGAGGAACGCGTCGCCGGCGGTCTGGTTCAGCACGATCTGCGCGGCCACGGCCCCGCCGTTGGACACCTTGACCGTCCTCGACACCGCGTCCACGGTGGTGTTCTCCGGCACGGTCACCTCGACCTCGAAGTTGTACTGGGCCGCCGCTCCCGGGTCGCCCTCGATCTCGGAGCCGTTGGCCGCGGACTTTCCGGCCGCCGTGTAGGAGGCCGCTATTGATGCGCCCCCGGCCTCGCCCACGAAGGCGAAGGTCAGCGCCTTGGAGTTGGACTTTCCGGCGACCTTGACCTTGCCTCCCTCCTTGGACACGCTCATCGACGCGCCGTTGTCGAGCTCCACGAACTCCGGCTTCGGCTCCTGGTTGACGGTGTAGGTCTTGCTCCCCGCCACCCCGTCTCCGGTGACCGTCACCGTGCCGGTGCGAAGCACGCGCCCGGTGTGCTCGAGCCCCGTGTTGGTTATCGTCCCGTCACCTGACCCGCTCGTCGGGTTCACGGTAAGCCATGATGGTTTTGCCATAATCTGATGTGTTTTTATTGGTTTGACATGAATTCTCTCAAAGTTATCCGACCCTCCACTCCACGTTCGACAGCACGTTCACGAAGTCCGTCCAGTCCGCCGCCCTCAGCAGCCAGATGACTCCCGGCGACACGTCGAGCCGCGCCCTTTCCGACACCGGCCACACCTGGGCCTCGCCCAGCATGACCCTCGACACCGCCCTCTCTCCCAGACGGATGTCCGCCGCCTCGTCAATCCTCATCGCCGGACCCTCCTGTTATCACGTACAGCGTCCCGGGATCCTTCTTTTCCAGAGCCGCGTAGGCGGCCTCGTCAAGTATCACTATAGGAACTCCTCCGAGCGTGATGATCCTCGTCTTCAAATCCACAGTGACGGTCCTTCCGTCGGCGGAACCCGCGCAACCGACAGCCTCTTCTCCCGACTCCACGACCCTTACAAGGTCGCGCTCGTACATCCTCGACTTGCCGGCGGAATCCTTGAATATGATCTCCACACCGTAGGATCCCACACCGAGTGCCCCAGCCGGGAAGAAGGCTGTGACCTTTGAGCCAATAGCCGACACCTCGCGCCCGGCCACACGGCCGAACGGCCCGATCATATTCAATGACACGCCCTCCACCTCCGAAAGGTCGATCGGGGAATATGTCCCCGTGGCTTTGTCGAACACGGACACCACTGCCTCGATGGTGACATCGTTGCCCCGCACTATCCTGATTCCGCTATGCTTGCAATCACACTCTTTGTTCATGATGTATCCTATTTTGTTTCGAGAACCAGGTCAATCTCCTTGTTCTCGGTTATGGTGAATCTCGTAGTGGAGTCTTTGTAGCCGTCCTTATGCACTGACACTGTGACATCTGCCCCCTCCGCGATAGCCATTCCTGCGGTGTATGTGGTTACCGTGCCGTCTATAATTACCCCGATGCTTGCGTCACTCGGAGTGACATTGACGGTCAAGGTGAAGTATTCAGGCGCTTTTTGGGTAATCGTAAATGATTTTGAGAACGTTCCCAGTCCATCAACACGTGTTCCGGTTAATGTGACGGTACCGGTTCTTGACTTGGTGGAGGTGTTCTTCAAAAAACGGACTGTCAATACGTTGACTGAACTAGATAATGAGGTGGCGGCGCTCTTGAGAGTCCCGGTTACAGCGGCGGTCAGGTTTGTAAGGTTTTCGTAACCATATCTCAATGAAACTTCTGTAGTTGTCGCTTTGACCGTCGTTAAATCGAACTCAAGCGATATCGATGGCTCTTTCACAGTAGCCTCGGATGCCGCCGCTTGGGTTATCGTGAACGATTTCGAGTAGGTTCCCTTGCCATCGGAGCGCGTCCCCGTTACAGTGACGGTGCTCACGCGCTCTGACGAGGTTGTGTTGGCCCTGAAGTTCACGACGATCGTCCTCGAAACTTCATTGAGGTTGACGGTTGCCCCCTCGAGTGCGCCAGTCACTGTCGCCGTCAGCCCTGTGAGGTTCTTGGAGGAGAAAAACTGCGTGACACTCGTGGTCGTGGCCGGGACGCTGAACGTATCCTGTAGGAGGCTAATGGATGGATCCAGCTCGGTCGCCGCCCCTGCCGCTTGCATGACAGTGCACGTCGCGACAACGTAATCGGTTTCGACGGTATCGCAGATCAGCTTCACATGACCTGTTCTGCTGCTGGATGACGAGTTCGTGTTAACATCGATAACTACATCCGAGTCCACGGCGATCCAGTCCGCATCAGACTCCAGCCGCCAACCGACAGAATCCGGATCCGACACCTCGTAAGGAATAGATAAACCTGCTGCTTCCGCGGACATCTCCGATTCCAGATTCCATGTCGGAATCGTCTTGCAGGCCACCGTGGCGGTCTTGTTTGAATCCATCACTATTGTCTGCATTCCGGAGTCAATCATCCCATTCTTGTAAGCCCACACTTTGACAGTGGTGTTCTCCCTGAACGTCATTGGCTCCGTGTAAGTCACAGCGTCAGCTATGGACGATTGTCCCGCGACATATTCAAGAACCTTCACAGTGGCTCCCGGTGTCGCGCAGTTCACTGTCAGGGTATATTCATTCACCACGGCGGCCACGGTGAGATTGCATCTTGCCGTGAATCCGCCGTCGTTGGTTCTGACCCCTATGACCGCCGAACCGGCGGCAACCGCCTTCACTGTACCGTTTTGGTTGACCGTGGCGACGTTCTTGTTTGATGACTCCCATGTCACCGACCGGTCGGTCGCTCTTTCCGGCGCTACTGTGGCCACCAATGTTTCCGATTCGCCGACAGCGAGGGATAGCACGGACTTGCTCAGACTCACACCGGTGACGCTCACTGAAGCGATCTTGTAGGTGACAGTGACTGATTTCTCCGCATAGACGCTTGAGTTGTCCTTGCTTGTCGCCCGGATCTTGACCGTAGAACCGTTCGCTCCTCCCTTGACAGTAAGCAGCCCCTTCTCATCGATGGACGCATAGTCCGAACCGCTCACCACACTCCAGGTTATGCTCCGCTGTGTCGTGTTCGACGGTGAATATGTCACCTGGAACTGCGCCGTGTTGCTTACGTCGTTCACGGTGGACGGCCCGAGGATGCCAAGTCCTGTGATGTCGATGTCCACTTTGTCAATGACAGTGTTGTTAGGGTTTGCGTAATGCCATTTGAACGTCATGCTGCTGACAGTCCTATCCGTCAGCGATGTCTTGAACTCGTCCACGACGATAGCCCGTTCCGAACCATCCTTCTCGATGATGTACCTCTCCTTGGCCGCAAGAAACTCCAGCCAGTACCCGTTCATCCCGATGCTGTCGATGTGCCCGGAGTTCTGCTCGAATGTCATCGAATAGTCATTCTCCAGCTCCTGCTCTATCCCGGAATTCACGAACACCTGCGTCTCCGACTCTATCGAGCGGCTGAACTTCCCGGTTGCGTGAATATATTCATACGTCCCTCGCCGCCCCAGGAACTTGTACGTCTTCAGTGGCAGCCGTGTCCTTCTGATCTCGAATGAATATGTCTCTGATTTGCTTCCGGAATATTCAATCCAGATCTTGAACCCCGTTATTTTCGATGTGTCCAGACCCTTGGATGCAGCAGTGGACAACATTGTGCCGGTGGAGATGTCAAGGTCATAGTATTTAGTGGACACATAATAGGTGGGGCTAAGTTTGTAACTGGTAGAAGAGCCTCCGTCAAGATAGTCGAATCTGACATAAGTGGAGACATCACCCGAAGTCCTGTAGAAATAGAGCCGATCTTCCGCTCCTTCATAGGCAGGGGACTTAGTCGGCCTTGTCGTGAATATGGTTGCGGCAAGGGACTTGTACGCGAACTTCCTGCAAGGCAGCACGCTGAAACTGTACGAACAAGAGGACGAGCCTTGTGTGGCCGTGAATGAGCCAGTCACCATCCCTATGCCATTGCCCATCAGCGCTCCGAGGATCTCGCCGGCCGGTAGCCGTACAATTCCGGAGTTAGGAGCCACGTCAAAGCTTAGCACCTCCTGTGATGCAAGGATTCGTGAACCAAACTTAACGGTGATCGTCACCGTGTCATCCGATTCCGTGGTCAGCGTCAGCCAAGAGCTTTCGTCAGCGAATTGTATGCTACCTGTAAATTCCATATCCGTGTTTCAATGGCAGGGTATATCATCCCCAACCCAGGACAAATGTACACCTGGAGACCCCATTCAGAAAGGACATCAGATTTCGATGAATTCCCCACGTGTCGAGACCGCCTCCGACCCCGCCGCCACCGTCACCGAAAGCTTTGCCACAATCCATTTCCTCCCCTTGAAGTACACCGGTCTGTACAGTCTGAAATTATGCAGGTCGATAGGGGAGAGGTTCACATCCACCGACACCCTCTGCCTTGTCTTCCCCAACCACTCCGCGAACGCCTTGTGGTACTTGTCCCAAAGAGCGGCGGGCGTGATGGATAGAGCTTCCAACGAAGATACTAATGGTAGGTCTACATTGCAGGCAAACCCATTGCTGATCAATTGGTCGTTGAACATAACTCCTATGTATGTTTTCTTACTTCGTTCCGAACTTCCTGTCTCCACATCAATAATTGGTGTCATACGGTATTTCCTGGCAGTCTCTCCGTAGAAGATTTTTTCTGGAGAACATCGCACAAGAGTGAAGTCTGACTTGTTGCTAAACTCATCGGAGTCATTGTCGGGTTCATGTTTTGAAATTGCCCCACTTGTGTATAACACGTCACATTCGTATGCTGCATCGGATAACGGCACCATATTGACGTAGTCCTCTTGTCCTAGTTGTGTAATATAAGCCGTATATTTCCGACCTGAATAGATATCACCGGACTGTTTGCAGAACACAGTTTTATATTCTTCTTTGTCATCGAAACAATCCAGAATGTCTTCTATCCCTCTTGCATCAGAAATCTCGGCTATAGTCCCATTTTGAATGGATTCTTGAAGAGTGTTTCCATCTAAGTTGCTTTCCTCTTCTTCGTACCCAAAGGAATATGATTGGCTTGGCTCCTCCTCTGTGGCAAAATCATCGTTAATTTTATCAGTCCAATCTGTAGGGGAACTTCCTAAAATGGATGTATTGAACATGATTTTGAGGCGGTAGTTTTCAGCAAAGCAACTCGCTCCGAATATTGAACACAAGTTTTTGATCAGATTCGCAAACGTGATGTCTGGTAAACAATGGGCGACATCAGTTATATAATTTCCTGTTTCTATCCCCCCGAGGGTGGTATTATTCTGACTTATGCTACCATCGGATCTTGTTGTTGTTTCTGAACTCAAAGAACTACGTGTGACCCCATCGTAAATTATCTCGTGATAGCATCCGAGTACACAAAGGTCTTCAACAGTTATAAATGACACCCTTGTCGGGAAATCTACCGGAAGGTTCCTCATTATGGTCGAGACTCGAACGGCTGGAGTAAAGGTAGAATAATCGAAAGTCTCGTAACTACTCACATAATTTAAGTACTTGGTCTGATAGGTGCGTTTTGTTGTATCCTGTGGACCGAGCGATCGGATTGTTCCCTCGTAAGGATGCAACGCTACACCTGATTTACGTATGAGTAATGGTGTGGAAAACAAATCACTTGACGGCACACCATTTCTGACATCGAACTCCAGAATCTCCTGGTCCCAGATCTTCCCTTCCAGCTCCACCACCTTCTCCGTGAACGTGTACATCAGACACCCGTCCTCGATCCCATCATACACCAGCGTCCCGCTCACAAACGGCACACCCCCGATCCACACCGAAGCCTCCAGTCTTTTCACGTTCGGCGCCAGGAACATAGCCGGCGTGTACCCGAACACCCTCCTGTTCACCGGACTCGGCGGAAACGAAATCTGCGTGCTGAAAGCCGAAGGAATATGATCCTCCTCCAACATCGGATTCTCCATCTCGATCTGGAACTCGAACCCCTTCGTAAGATCCAGCTCCGTGAAATCCTTAGTCAATATCCTAACCATAACGAACTCATTATGGCACAAAAATAGCCACCCTCAGGCGGCCACAAAGGACAACAAGATTACTCTTCTAATTTGAATTTTTTCAGCACATAAGGCTTGATGGCCGGGGATTGTCGGACGTGGTCAAGACACTCTTTCAGGTCTTCTTCCTTTATATGTCCAAGATATTCAGCGCTTTCCAGAACCCTTTCGCTACTGAACTCCCTCACTGTGTAGCAATCCACATAGCTATCGTGATCAAGGTAATCATTGTCAGCAACTTTGACCAAATGCTGATATGGTGCGATCTGGGCAAACATGCGTTCATTGATCCGCGTGTTCACCAAAAGGGCGGCCAGCACACCACCATCATCAGTCTGTCCTATGATAACAAATCTTTTCGGTTTGGAGTCCTTCCCTTGCTTGGGCTTAACCCTGTCCTCCGGAAACATCTCCATTTTCAGAACCTGACCGATCCCAATCGCATGCTTCCTGAGTTTTTCAGGAAATGTTCCCAGTTCCATCATGATCTGGCAAACCATTCAGTATCAAGAAAGTCCTTCAGGTACTGCAACGCATCATCAGAGGCGTTTCCTTCCTTGGATATATTCATGATGTCCATCTCCTTGAGGGAAGTGCCACTGTTGAAAGCGCGGCTCCACTCCTGCCCGTGCGTGTCATCCATGATCTGACTGAAGGACATCCCGGCAACTTTGCTGATTCCGTAGTTCAGACATTCTATGTCAGACAGGGAAAGAAAATCCATGTCGGGTCTCTCTTTCGCTGAAAATCTCTCATTCTCGAAAGCTATGGCATCCGAAGCCAAATGCATGTCATCTGCCTTATGGTAGTCGAGCACACGAGAATCGCCACGTGCCATTTTCAGAATATTGTAGATGTTGGACGGTACCGGCCCGAACGGCAAAGCGCAGATGCAGTCCTTGAAGAGGGGAGTGCCATACCGCGCAAGGTGGTTCTGCTGCGCATAGTAAGCCGCCTTGACAAGGCTGTAGATGTCCCTCTTACCATCCTCACTATGAGTAAGGATGTAGAGCAGAACCGCCTTGATCACCAATATGTCATCTTTCCCAAGCCTCATGGATTTCCGTGTATTTCGTTTGCATATCATTTGTGTTTACAAAGGAACAAACTTTAGACCAAAAATCCAACACTTTCCGCTGATTTTCACTTTGTTCGATGGGGCTTGCTGAACAAAGACAGCCGCACTGAGGCGGCTGTATGGGACGGCGGGATTGTCAGAGTTTCTTCAGCTCCACCGGCGGACCGACCTTGAGGTACTCGTCCATCGATGCGGTGATCATCTCGAAGATCTCCTTGGAACGCTTACGTATCTCGTCGATGACTTTTTGGCTGCGTGTTACTCTCCAGTACCAGGTACGATTGAAGCGGTCATCGCAGGTCGATACAGGATCCACATCCTTATTCCCGTAAAATGCGGAAATGTCCGTAAATGTCAAATCAAATGATCCATCTCTGAATGACAGAAAGACCGTACCGAACAATGCTCCTTGTTTATTGCCAAATCGCTGGTTGTAGTACCGTGCGCGGTATCCTTTATCCTCGTCTTTGCACACCACACCGCCAAAGCTTAAATTAAGTGACACGCTATGCCAACCGGCGGTATTGCGGTATAACTCATCCCTTGTCATCCCTGGCATCGAATATGTCTTTTTGAAAGTCAGTTTTTCCGGATCAGCCAGCTTCCTTCCGAAGCAAGTCCCGCCGAACCCTATCAGCATTATAGCAACAGCAATGATTAACCTTCTCATACTCGTTCAGAATTAATTGTCATTTTATTCGTCTCATCTGGACATCAAGCGGCCTATTCAAATGCTGCTCCAAAGACCCTTTCAGCTCGTGGAAAAGGGATAAAGAATATACCCTTGCGGAATCCGCTAACACTCGGTTTTTCCTAAGCCAAGCGTTGGATTGGTTCAGATGATCATCCCCGGTGGATAACCCTACGATATAACGCATAGGCTTATGATTACAATACACATTTATGTTGGAAATGCAGAACCGGCAGGAATCCGGCATACACTTGACATACATTCTGAACGTCAGATGATCTCCGAAAGAAGTAGGCTTTTTCCCGTGATTGAACCGGACATCGTGCCCTTCAAGAACAACAACCCCTTTTCTGGCCATCTCCCAATCGTTGACAACTCTGATTTCCGCAAGATTCGGCTTCCAGATGTTCAACTGATCCTCCATCCATTCTGCCTCCCTTCCGTATACGGGAAATGTCCCATAGATTGTAAGGGTGTCCGGTTTTATCGCCTGTCCGAAACAAGTCCCAAAGCAAGACAGCAATATGATCGCAGCAAAAATAACCTTTCTCATACTCATTCAGAATTAATTGTCAGACAAATCCTTGCAAAAATCACTCCGTAACGGTGTCGTGGCGGAGGATGTCGAACTCCAGCTCCTCGTTCATGATCTTCCTCAGAGCCTCGTCCAACTGGTAGAAGGCGGTGTTCATCGTCCTGATCTCATTGTCGAGCCTTCCGTCCATCAGCAGTTCCTTGCTCTCGCACATCCGCTTCTCCCACTCGGAGAACCGGTCGGCGATCCGGAACAGTTCAATCCTGGTCTCGATGATGAAAGAGTCAGCCCCGATCTTGTGGCTTTCTGCGGCAACAGCCGCGTTGTTTGAATTAGTAGTACGCATAACTAATTGAATATAAAAACCCTCCGCTAAGGTCTGCGTACCACATACCTGCCTTACGGCATAATGCTGTTGCGACTTTCGTCAGCAACGACCATACGGAGGGCAAAATTTCCCTTTAATAATATGTCAGCAATCTTCTACGGAATTATTCAGCCGTAAAGAGAATGCTAAGTATGTAGTACGCATTGGCAAAGATGCGAATCTTTTTCCAATTTCCAAGAGTTTTGCGAAAAAAATGCAGAAAAACTTTCGCTACCTGCCGTAGGTACTCCGGCGTTTAGCCCTGTTGTACTTCTCCGTCTGCTCGATGATCCCGTTCTTCCCCAGCATCGACACATCCGCCTTGATCGGAACGGAAAGCCTTTTGTTCAGCAGCTCGATGGCCTCCAGCAACTTCTCATCGGTCGCTGACCTTGCCGAAACTACGGCGCCAGCCCCAGAGCCGATTCCAGTCACCGGGCTTGCCGAAGTGTTCGTAAACCCACCGCTTTCCCGACCTATAGCGGCTCCCACAGGATAGACCGCCTCGAAGTTCAGGCTCTTCAACGTTCCAGCCTTCCGAGCCTCCTCCATCGTAGCCACGAACGGCAGTAACGTCGGATTGCTCAGTCCGTCAGCCGGTATCACATATTCACCGCCGTTCTCACCCACAAGCACGGTAGGGGAGGAGACGAAGCCTCTCTTGTCAGGTGAGAGCCGCGCCTTGAAGGCCTTTCCGTCCTGAGCTCGGCGAGTGTTCACGAAGCCGCCCTCCTCCGCACCGATCGGTTGCGCCGCGATCAATGCAGTCTGCGCCGCCCCGAAAGCGGCCACGATCGCGGCAGGGGCCGCACCGGCTGGCCAGCCCCATTGCGCCAAGGTCTTGGTGACCGACAAAGCCGTGTTGATGATGGACTGCACCAGATTGAGCGCTTTCGTCCTCTTTGCTTGTTTGATCTCCATCTCCTCGCGCTTTGCCTCTTCCTCTGCTTCCATCTCCTCGACCCTCGCGTTGTACTGCTCCTGTGACACCAATCCGGCATCATATCTGGATTTCAGATCTTTCTTTTTCTTCTCGTTGTTCTTCTTGTACTCGTTGAATGCCTTGTTTTCCTTGGCGTTGGTAAGCTCGATCGCCTTGCTTGCCAGTTGGAAGCCTTCTTGAGCTAGGCCTCCCATTCCGGTCAAGGCATTTGCCAGATCTTCTGCTTTAAGCCTGCCATCAGACAGATTCGCAAAGAACTGATCCCATTGCTCCTGCGACACACCGAACAGGCTGCCTTTCCCTGTACCTGCGAAAGCCCCTGCTGTGTCCTCTTTCTGTTTGTTCTTGAGTTCCGTGATCTTCTCGATAATCTGCTGGAGTTGCAACTCGTATTTCTTCATATCATCTTCTGGAATCAACCCACCGTCAAACTCTTTGCTTGTCGTGATCTTCTCCAGCTCTGTTTTGAGGTTCTCCAAGTACTCAAGATCAGTAGACACCAGTGCTGAGTTCATAGACCTTTGCAAAGAAGACTTCTCGACAGACGGTCCTACCGGCAAATCAAGCATTTGTCCGGAATAATCGTTCTGAATCTTCAACTTCTTTACCTCGTGTTCTGACTTGAGCTTTGCCATTTCCTTAGCCTCAGCATCCATCCGAATCTTCATCAGATTATTTTGATGCTTCCTCTCAATGGCCTCCAGCACTGCCGCCTGATTCTCGTACAGCACCTGCGTCTCCTTGAACTTCTTCAATTCCGCCTGGTACCGAACCTCTTCACCATCCATCGCCGCCTTTGTCTTGTCCGTCTCCACCTCGTTGATGATCGCCGTTCCCTCCTTGGCCAGATCCGCAGCCTTCTTCTCGTTCTCCTGCCGCTTCTTCAACGCATCCTCCGAATGCTTCTTGATCTTCTCCTGCAACTCATTCTCGATCTTGGCTCTGTCCGCCCCCTTATCCTTATTAGCCGCCAGCCGAGCCGTCAATGTCGCCACCTCCAGCTGATAGAGCCTTTCGTTATATTCCTCCTGTGAGGAGATCTCCTTCTCGTTGTACCGCCTTGTCAGCTCCGCCTTGGCCGTCAGGAACGCCTCGTCATTGCTCAATGACCAGAGGGCTTTGTTTTTTTGCGGATTTTGGGGGCGTGGTGGGTTTGATGGCGGTGTTGATCCCGACGGGGAGGAAGAGGAGGCGGCTCCGCCACCGGGCGCATTCAGGTACTGGGCGGCGGCGAGGTCGAATCCTTCGAGTCTGTTCGCGGCCAGTTCCGCGGCGTCGCCAGAGCCGCTCCACCATCTTCCGAACCCATTCTGCGAATCAGCCTTCGCCTTGGCGGCCTCTGCCTCTTTCTTCAACTGCTCCCGGGTGGACGCAATGTAGCTCTCCATCGTAACCCCCGGCCCCAGATCCGTCTCGGGGTTGATTTCAGCCAAGGCCTGTGAATATTCGGAGAAGAATCCCTGCCGGCCTCCAAGATTGATCAGCTCCGTCAGCCCCTCCACCATTCGGGTCAGCCAGTCAATCACGCTCTTGATCGGTCCGGCGGACTCCTTGAACGAGAGGATCAGCCCCTCCCATGCGGACTGGAGCAGCTTGACGGAACCCTCGACCGTGTTGATCCTTTCCTCGGCAGTATTCTTCAGCACGCCGTTGACATCCTCAAGCGAATCCCTCAGAGCCAAGGCAGCGTCCGCTCCGTCAAGGAACGTGTTGAAGGCGGAGACAGACCTTTTGTCGGTCAGTTCCAACGTGGTGTTAAGGTCAACTCCCTGCGCCTTCAGCTGTCTCAGCCCGGACATCAGTTCAGGGAATGTGCTTACAGGCTTGCCTAAGGCCACTGCCAGCTTGCCGCTTGAGTCCGCGAGGTTAAGCAGGATGTTCCTTGTGGCAGTGGCCGCGGAAGAGGCGTCAAACCCGGCGTTGGCCAGTGTGCCGAGCAGGGCGACCGTGTCCCTGAGCGAGAAACCGAATGTCTTCGCCACCGGTCCGACCGTGGCCATCGCTGTCTGGTAGTAGGAGAAGCTCAGCGCGCTGTTGTTGGCTCCCTGCACCAGCACCCCGAGGGTGTCGGCGGTGTCTTTGGCGTCAAGCCCGAACATCCTCAGTGTCGCTCCCGCCATCGCCGCCGCTTCCGGGAGGGTGGTCCCGATGGCCGTGGCGAAGTGCAGGACGGACTCCTGCATCTGCATGATCGCACCCTCCTTGAAACCCAGCTTCGCGAGTTCTGTCTGGAGCAGCGTGACCTGCGAGGCGGTGTATTCAGTGGTCCGTCCAAGCTCCATCGCCGAATATGTCAGCGCCTCGATGTCCTTGACGTTCTTGCCGATGATGGTGGAGAGGTTGACGTTGGCCTGCTCGAAGTCCACTATCTTCTGGAACGCCCTTGCCACGCCTCTGACTGCCCCGGCGATAGCTGCGAATGCCGCCAAAGCTCCGGCCTTGACGCTTGATAGTTTCTCAAGCGCACCCTTGGTCTGCCCGGACTGTGAGGTAAGCTCTTTAAGCCTTGCCTTGGTCTGCTGGACCTCGGCATTAAGCTTCTTCCAGTTCTCCGTCCCGGGAACGGCCTTGCTAAGAGCCGTCTGCGTCAGTTTCAGATGGTTCCGGAGTTCCGCCAATGTCTTGTTTTCAAGGGAAATGGCATCCCTGAGTTTGTTGTATTTTTCCCGGCATTCCGTCAGGGTCTTCTCCTGGTCTTTCAGGGTCTTCGTCAGGTTCTGGTGTTCCTGTGAGCCGGTCTTGCCAGCCTTCTCAAGATTCTTGAGTTCAGTCCTGGTCCTTTTGATCGAACTCTGCAAATCCTTCATCTGCCTGTCCAGCGCAAGCATCTCCTTCCTGCCGCCATCCCCGTTGACAATCAGGTTCAGCCGAAGATCCTCATCAGTAATTCTTTTAGCCATAATCTCACGTGATTTTATGGCACAAAAATAGCCGCTAATCAGCGGCTGCAAAGGACAAATACAATGGAGTTTAACCCCAGATGATTGTCAAGACAACGCTTGCAAGAATGACCAGGCCACTAAGAAGCAACAGCAAATCACCCATAACGCTTTTCTTGGTTTTGTTCTTGGAGGTCAGTCCAACCACGGCACTTCCAATCGTTCCACCTACGAGAAATATAATCAACCCTGCCAAACCGACAAAAATCGCAATCAAAGCGACAAACAACAACGGCCAGACAAGCCATCCGATATCACCGATAAAGAACATAGGGCTTCAAAGATTAGTGTTTATTTCTCTTTCTTGCAAAAATCATCCCACCGAACGCCACAATCGTAGAAGTAGATAAAAATGGTTTATGGAATATATCTTATGAAATATGGGTGTGATAATTTTGATGAGCTTAATGGAATATGTCGATTATCATTGTGACAACACAGAAAAGCAGGATTACCCCTCCTAACAAGAAAAGGATATTGGTCCATTTATTTCAGGATATACTTTTTCACCTCATTCTCATCAAAAGAAAACAGTACAGACAAATCATCCGTATCGGACACATCCAAGATGTTCTCCGCCAAAAGCGAAGCTGCCTTGATGTCCCATTCTGTTGGCTTAATATTGCATTGAATCACGAACTCGTTTTCCCTTTCTGAAATCGCCTTGTCGAAATCCTCATCAGAGATATCCCCGGAAGCCAACTGTTCGTTCAGGCGGGAGAAATTACGTTCTCTCGTCCTGTTATTGATGGCATTCGTCACTAATTCAATAAATCTGCGCGGGATTGAACCATCCAGCCAATTCTGTAAGGTTGGATGGTTAGAGTGGCCGGTGAAATAGATATCTTCATCTTTTTTCATCGCCACATATTGAGTGTTGGCATCCGCATAGAATGAATAAGAGACAGAATCTCCGACTGTCGAAGTGGCGCTTGTTGTCTGAATATCAGAAGTATTTAATATTTCGTTCATTTGCCCGTATTGCATTTGTATTGCATTTGTCTTTGCAAATAAACAACTTTCCGGCCAAATAATCAAGACTTCCCGCCTGATTTTCACTTCGTTCGCCCCAGTTCCGACTCCCTGATCCGGGCGATGACATCCTCCGTGAACTCGTACATCAGCCGTTCGGCGATGGAGGCGAAAGCACCGAAGACATAGCGATTGTGGATCTTGCGGTTGCTCTTGACGGACTTGCCGCCACGCTGGAGACGCTTCATGTCCAGGAAGCGCTCGTAGGCCACGTGGACGAACGTCAAAGTCCCCGAAGCGCCGCTCCCACCGGTCACCGAAACACTCCTGGACGACTCCAACCGCCCGGAACGCTTCTTGACCTTGGCCTCGATGGCCTTCCCCTGATTTCTCAGAAGCCGCTGACCCTCATCCAGAAGGACCTCACTTACGAAACGCGCCCTGACATCCATCACTCAAACGCAAGCTCGATGCTGTACCCGCTCCAACCTCCGAACACGCTTGCTTCAGGCACCACATCAGCCGAAGCCAGCGACAAACCCGTCACCAACTGACAATTATAGCTGGAAGCCTCCTCCGTGATGTAAGCCAGAATTAAATCCGCAATCTCCAGAAGCCGTGAATACTGCTCATTCTCCGATTCCTCCGTCTTGTCCAGCCCAAGCCCCTTCTCCAACACGAAGATCACCGTCCCCAACTCTTCCCGGAACGTGTCCGAATCCCCGCGCTGATGCACCTCCGGACGCGCCACGAGAACCTGCACACCCGAAAGATGCGCCAGCTTGGAAGTGGCATCCGACTGCGCGGTCGTGCAAATCGGATCGATGTGCTCACAACACCAGCAGGAATGGATCTTCAACCCCGCAAGGTACTCAGTGAGCCTTTGAAGCCTTGATAATCTGCTCATTTCTCTTTCTCTCCTTATAGTTATGCCACATAATCGACAGCACCGAGAACAACGGCTCCTCATCCACCCTGTCAATGTTGCCAAGCGTGTTCTCCTTAGCCACCTCGACCAACAAATCATTCCACCCGAAGCTTATTCCCGAACTTTTCTCATCCCCGGCGAACAGCTTCGACAAATCAACCTCCTCCCCGTTAATCTCCAGAACACCCGACTGAAGGTACTTCAAGCAAGCCGCGAACCACATCATCACGAGATTCTTCTGCCACCCCTTCAACCTCGACGCTCTATGAATATGCCCACGTGCATTCCGTTGGTCCACATCCGGCACCATCCGACCTGCCCTGTTGGCCTTCCGGCAACGTCTTCTGTACAGGAAAGCGATGCATTCATCCAGATCCTCCGGCTCATGGCTTCTAAAAAACCTGTTGATTGCGGCGGATGCGTGCCTGAACTCCCCGAACGTCAGATCCTGGAGCAGTTCCCCCGGACCGTGAAGCCAAACAAGCCCCGAACGCACCACCGGCATCGGATTGGCGACCGAATCAAACGTCAGCGCCGCCGACTCCTCCGAAAAAAGGAATCCGAGGAACCTCTCGCACATCAGATAGACGTTCTCATCCCTTAAAGTAGGCCTGTGGCCGGCGAATATGTCGGCAAACCATCCCTTGACAGTCCTCCGCACCCCAAGCAGCATCCACAAGACCCTCACATTGAAGTCCAACGGCGATTCCCCACGCCTAAGACACCTCTCGAAGATCCGGAATACCCCACGCACCTGCTCCGGAGTCATTTCTCTCCACGAACCAGGCACCTGTACGACCTTGCCGGTCTCGAAAACCTCAATCGTGTTCATCACTCGGTGGTAAAGAATTTGTTCCGCCTGTCATTCACAGGCAAAAGCTTAGGATCCGCCTTATCTTCGCTGATCAGAGCCGACAAATCCGTCAAAGCGTCCTTGACCTCACTTTTCAGATTGCCGACATACCAGTCAATCTCATCCATCGTGGCCACACGGTTGGACTTGTTGCCCTGATAGGTAGGGGAGAACCGCCTTGCGATCTCGATAGGAAACACCTCAAGGCTCCACCTCGTTCCGGCCACGATCACCGCACTTAGTATCGCCGCCCTTCTGGCCAGCGAAAGCGCCCTCGGCTCAGCCGAACCGTCAGTAATCGAAGCCCATTTATCCCCTGCGAACGGCTCAATGACCGCCCTTTGCCGCTCGATCACAAGCGCCTGCAACAGATAATAGACGTAATAGCTCCCATCGATGGGATAGACCGCCTCGAACTCCTGAATATTCCTGACAATGGATTCGCCTATCATCGTCCTCTTGGCCGAAGCCTTCCAGTTCTCGTTGCCGGAAGTCTCCAAGTAGGTGTACAAAGCGTCCAAAGCCCGGAAATACCGCTCCCTCATCGCTCTGTCATCCCTGTCTATCTGCCATTCGTAAGGGCTTCTCTCATTGTCATCGATCTTGACCTTCCGGCCGGTCGATTCGTGGGACACGGACGAAAGCTTGGCGTACCGCATCAACGCCAGACAAGCCACCGGAAGCCTCACAGCGGCCACAAGCTCCGGTTTCTCATCCTCATCGTAAGCCTCCGCGGCCTCCTTGACCACCTCCGGACTCACAAGCCGCGCCACCTCATCGGTGGCGAACCGGATTTCCGTCTCGATCAGCCTGAAAGGAGAGGAAGCGTACCATTGGCCGGTCAGATCCTCAAGTTCCTTGGAACCGTCCCGATTTCTGTTGAACAAATCCATCATAATCACTGATTTTTAACCCTTGCCGAAGAAGTAAGGGCATCCTCCGCCGACAACTGCTTGTGGAAGAACCCAAGTTTCAGCCCCTTTCCAGGGAAATTGAACGCTATCGCTTGGTTGATCGGCTCCAGAATCGTCTGTGAGGCGATCTCCGTATCCGAAAGCAAGAACAGCTTGAAGGCATACAACAATTCAGATCCAGATGCCAGCTTTCCGTTCACCATCACGTTCGACAGCGACGGATGCAGCCCCATTCCGGATGTGATCGCAGATGCCGAAGCCTCCGAGATCTTCAACTGAGCCTCCACAAAGTCCTTCATCTTCTGGTCTATCGCCTCCACGGACCAAGACACACGCCCCGCGCCGCTTTCAGACGGCATATCGAGCGAATAGAAGAACTTTCCAGCGTTCTCCTTGCCGCTGAGCACATCCTGCATCTGCAACAGCAGATCCTCCGTCAACCGGCTGATCTCGTTCTCCACCTTGGTGTCATCCCAAGTCGGATGAACCATCCTAAGACGGTCACGCCTTTCCTCCCAGTACTCCTTGGGAGCCTTCACCAGATAAGCAAGGTTGATTCCGTTGTCCGTCACGTACTTGAATATGGTCGGAATCTCCGAACCCTTGACAATCCAGCGCAACGCTCCCCAATACTGAGGCACAGCATAGAAATCCCTTGCGAATGAATATGTGTGGTTGTACGATGCCGACGCTCCGAACCGTCCTGGATTCTTCCTGTCATAGACCGGATAGACCCTTACGCCCGTCCCCACGCAGGAATGCTCGAAATCCCCGACAACAATGTGTTTCACGTCCTTGATCTCCCTGCTGTCCGTCCACTCCAGCCTTGCGTTCTTTGAAGGAATATGCTCAAGATAGGCTATCTTTGGCTCCCTGCCTATTCTCCGGCCTTTCTCCAGATACTTGGCATCGAAGAACCCTTTCAGATGCAGGTAATCGGTCATACACCCCTTGATGTAGCTAATATAGTCCCAGCTGTCCAGCCACGCCTGGATCTCCCTGTCCTCCTCCCAGTTATGCACGATGTTTCCTTCCTGGTAAGCCAGCCGGTTAAGGAACACGCCCTGCCCGTAGAGAAGCCCCATCTGCCTTTCAAGGATTCCTGGACCAAGATTGTTTTCGTCCAGGATGTCCCTTAGGTGCACCGGCAGATTGTTGTCGTGGCCGAACGGCACGATCTTCTGTCCGCAAATCGTCTGGGGCAACTGTTCCCAGTTCCTCTGTTGCGCCATCCAAAACACGGAGTCCAGACTGCTGTCCCTCCTGTTGGAAAGCGCGAAAGCCCGGCCATCGTTCAGCCGCAGAACGGATGTGTGGTCGGATATTTTTTCGATTCTGCTCATACGAGTATCAGTTTTTGTCCGTTGAATGTCATCAGAAGCGGCTGGTAGAAACGCCTCGGCTCTCCGGTCTCCAGATCCGTGTAGCCCTCGATGATGTCAGCGTTCTTGTTGTGCTCCTTGGTTTCCCTATGTCTCAGCACCCCGCGCCGGACATAGACGATCCCGTCGCTTGTGCCTTTCGTGGGGTTATAGCTCATAAACGAGAAGCTGAAGCTCCTGTCTTCCTCTGACAGTCGCCTCATCTCCGTCAATGCTTCATATACGTTCATATCACAAAGTTAGCCACCTCCCAAGACGATAAAAAGGACACCACGCCCAACCCGGAAACTACAGCCCAAGGCTCGGCTATTTCAGCCAAACGGGCTTGTTTTGTGAATATATTCCCGTCAAAATCAAGTGGTTCAAAGCCTTGCACCCCGCCGCGGCAAAAACGCACTTTTTCGGACGCAAAAGAGCCCGGGCCGCGCAGCGGAAGAATCGCAATTGCGATTCCTTCCCGAGGGTGATATATGGCGCACGCCCCGCTCAGTCCTTGTTTTTCCCGACCGCACGAGGATCCGTCGCCGAGGACGGCAGCATCGTCTTGCCGCTGGCCACGCCTCTGAGTTGCTTGGTCATCACAAGATACTTGAATGAGTCTGATGGGTTGGTGGACTCCGTAGGCAGCTGCTCCACCGGTAACTTCTCGCTTTTCTTATCCTTGAACACAACCCCGTTCCTGACCACAGTCCTTGCCTTTTCCAATGACAGCTTCAGATGCTTGGCCGCATACGCGTCGATGCGAATCACCGGCAACCGTGGATTACGCTCACTCATTATCTCCTGCATAAATGAATATTCCTCCGGCTGCCCGATGTTGCCCTGGTTGATGGACATAAGCTGCACCGTCCACCCTGTACGGCGGCCGGATTCATCATATTCAATAGCCTTCTTTAACTTGCCGACCTGATCCTCACCCACGGACTTGTAGGAGTTGCCTGCACGGTCATAGTACAGCATCAGGGTCTTGCGCCTCACAGGTGCGAAGAAGGCGCGGAACTTCTCTCCAAGGTCAGGGACATATTCAGGCGCAAGAGTGTAGAGGAACTTCACAACACGCAGGCACGAGCGTCCCTTCTCGGTGTCATTCTGGGCAATGGACATCGAGCACATATTCCCGAAATCCACTCCTGCGATGAGCTGTTTGTCCAGATCGAGATATTTCAGCACCCTGCAATCCTCCTGATCAAGCAGTCCGAATCCATCGTAGGCTTCCTCATCCGTGCCATCATAATAGAAGTGGCGTTCACTCAAGGAGGTGTAGAAGCGGTCGCCTGATTCCAGGGACGGGCGCATAGAGAGGATGGCCGTGTTCAGATCAGGAAGCTTACCCGAGATGGCATCCCCGAACCACTGCTCTGTGAGGATGTCCACATTGATGTAGGATGATGCCAGCATGAAGAAAGTCCTGGCTTCCTTACGCATCCTAAGTTCAGTCCATCGGGCTTTCCACTGTTCGGCCACACGGCATTTGCTGCGATAGACGTTCAGGTCATCGGCACTGTGGGTTTTCAACCATTTGTCCTTGGCGGCGGCAGCCTCGTGCAAGCATTCGTTATAGACCAGGCCGGCTTTCAGCACAAGCACGATGGCCGGGATGTCCATATTGTGGGCATATTTCAGGATCCAGTCATATTCCCCGATGTGCGTGGTGTCGGGCATATCGGTGGTGAAACTGAATCCTCGGTAGAAGACACTGTGACCATATTCCTGCCTGTAGCCACGGACTGCCTTCAGCAGGTTGGAGATCTTGTCTTCCCGGAAATATTTCACCTCATCTCCGAAGACAAAGACGTAGGAGGCTCCGGCAAGGGTGGCCGGGCGGTCAAGGGAGCCGAACCGGATGTTGGTGCCGGTGTAGAATATGATCGTGCGTTTGTAGGAGACCAGTTTGTTGAAAGGTTTCCAGAAATGTGGTTTGAGCCAGTCCGGAAGGGATGCCTTCTCCGCATCGGTGAATGTCGGCGGCTCCTTCTCGATGACATAGTGGACTCCTTCACGCAGGCCTTTTCGCTCCAGCCCCTCCAGAACGGATGGGAGGATGTTGGCGTTCAGGTTCGTGAACGTGTCGGCCACCCAGACGACGGGCGCTCCTGGCATATCATAGATGACATCCAGCAGTCTTTCGGCCTGGATGTCGGTTGTCTTGGCTCCGCCACGCCCCACGACATTGAGGTTCTGACAGGCGCCGGCCAGCGACACGATCTGGGCGAAAGGGTTCTGGTACTGGACGGAGGCGGCTTGTGTGGATTCAGGTTTAACTCTCTTCCTTTGCATCCTCAAGGTATTTTACGATGTCAAGATCAACGATGCCTGCATCGGTCCTGAGCCGTCTCTTGACGGACTCCGGAGCGACCACGGTGTCAATCTGCCTTTCCAGCTCATCACGGTTGGCTGCCGGAAGTCCGATGGATTCTGGCGTTGCGGAAAGCAGACGGAACATCGGCTGGTAGATTTCAGCCGGAAGCTTGGCCGGATCATCTTTGTCCAGCTGGAGGGCACGAGCCTTGTTGGCAAGGATGTCAGCGGCCACGGCATAGTCCTTGGAGGTCTTTGCGGCGTCCCTCGCGGCGACATAGAGTGTGTCGAACTGATCCGCCATCTTGTTGCGCATCGCCTCTTTGGAGACCTTACGGTTGCAGAAGAAGAGCTCCACGGCTTCTGAATATATGTCCGCGGCACGCTGGTAGGGGATGCAGAAAGGGGCGCTGGTCAGGAACTTGATCGTCCTCCTTTTGCCATACTGGCCGTCCAATGAATATATCAGCGTCAGCAGGTCTATGTAGATCTGTTCCTTGTCGGAAAGGTTGCCCTTTGATCCGGAAGCAATATATTCCTGAATCTTCTCGAACGCGCCTTCTTTCTCGGCACCGCCGAACAGATCCAGCTTTGAGATGGTGAAACTTTTGTCCCGGACGATGTCGCGGAACTGCTCGACGGAGTCGGCGTCGCCACCCATAGCTCCACGCACAACGGCAAGTTCGATCTTGGCCCTCTTCTCCAGCTGGCCGCGTTTGATGGCGTTGCTGATCCGCTGATCATCTATCGTGACGGGATCAGCCAAGATGACATCCAATTGCCTTTCTGTGATGTCAAGGAATCCGGCCAGTTCGGCATCAGTCCAGCCGATGGCCGCAAGGGATGAAAGATCATCGAGAAGTTCGGTTGTCAGTTCCTTCATATTCTTTAATCATTCGGTTTATCTCATCGAGCGTCATCTTCAGGCGGGAAAGCCTTTCCTCTCTTGACACTTTCAGGTCAGGGCGGTCGCCTTTCTTGATTTCCCGCTCCGCGCGCCAGATGGAATCCTGGACATTGCGCCTTTTCCGGATTAGCTCGGTGATCGGCATTCGTCTCAGATTATCCAGTTTCTTTGTCAAGGCGAAAATCGGATGTTTGCCAAGAATCCGGTGATGCTCCTTGTAGTATTGAAATTCAGTGCGGGAAACTGAATTATGATAAAAATTTCTTACCGTTTTTTCCGCGGCCTCGAAGCACTCTTCCGGAGTGGTGCATTTGAACAGATCCTCGTGGGCGTTGACATAGTTGTGCCACGATGTGATCATATCCGCGGCAAGGGCCTTCAGTTCGGTCGGGCAATCAGGTTCGGAGAGGAACGGCCAGTCTTCCCGGAACCGCCCGCCTTTCGTCAATGTCTGCGAGAACGGAACATCTGTGGCGAACGGAAGCAAAGCTTTCTTCAGGAGGTGTGAATATTCCTTCGGCGCTTTCCTGACAAGAGCGTCGAGCCACTTGTTGGGCGCGTATATGCTCAAGAGCCGAAGTCCTTCAGTGACCTCGGCTCCCGAACATATCCATCTGTCAATCTCGTTACTCATTCAGCAGGTACTGGTCAATCAGATGTGTGATGGCCGCATAGCCTTGAGGAGTGGCGAACACGAACTTCTTGCGGACGAACGCCTCGATGACAAGATGTTCGCAAGGATTCGCGCGATAGACCGGAGTCACGATGTTGCCGAACCGGAATCCGGCCTCGATTGGTCTATGGAGATTCTTCTTGAAGTAGTCCTTCAGGAACTCCTCCGCTGTCTGGTTTTCCGCTGGAAGCGCGTCCACGAGTTTCTCCTTGGAGAACGGTTTCGGCAGCCTTTCGCTGAAAACCTTGTTGCCTTGAACGTCAAGGAACACAAGCGGTGTGGCCAGTTCTCCGATGGAAATCTTGGCGCAAGGAACGCAGTTGGCCGGCACGAGGATGAAATCATCGGAGATATTGTTGTCGGCGATGATTCCGGCAAGAATGTCACGGATGTCAGCGTCCGGTTCAACCGTGATGACAACAGGCTTGACACCTGTCATCTTCTCCCAGACTTTGGACAACTGGCCGTCCGTGCCCTCGTAGGCACAGACAACCAGATTCGTTCCGCCGCTTACAGGGTTGCCCGCAACCTTGCCTTCGACGGCTTTTGTGTCGATCTTAGACATCCGCTAAGCTCCTCCGGTCGCACTTGTGGCGTCCTCGGCGATCTCCGGCATCTCTCCGGCATATTCACCGGCCAGGAACTTGTCAGGCAACGCCTGCTTCCAGGTAAGAGTCCTCTTGGTCGCCTCACCGTCCATCTTGGTCTCAAGAGACAACCTGAGCGGGTTGCAGACACGTCCCATAATCTGAGGACGGCCAGCAGTTGTTCCGTCGCACTCCTGCACGATGGCGATCACGCCACGGTTCTTGAAGATCTCGATGAAATTCTTGATGGCCACTGAGTTGCCCGGGTGGTCGAACACGATACCGGTCTTGATTCCCTCGGCGTCCGGATCTCCGGAAAGTTCCTCGGTGACCTGAATCGTGGAAGCCGTGGCATAGATGGAGATTGCCTTTGCGCCGGTCTTCAATGTGAGGTCTCCAGTTACAACGCAGTTGCCAACCTCTCTTGTCGGTTCGCTGGCGACATCCTCCACATCTACGAGGATGATCTGTGATTTTCTGGTGGCGGCGCAACCAGCGCCGTCACCAGGTCTTGGAATTGATGATTTAACGTAAGCCATAATTCACGCTTGTTATTTGGTTATGCACCGCCTTGACCCTGATCCTTGGTGTTGTCAGCAGCCTTCTTTCCGTTCTCCCACTTGTCGGTGTCCGGAACATCGGAGACGATGCTCTCGACAGGAGTGTAGCCATCAGGCACGGCGGCATACACAGCCTCGGCGATCTTGAAGCCCGTAGAGAGGGAGTACTCGCCGAACACCTTCACATCGTAGTTCTGCTCCTCGATCTTGACGATGCAGTTCTCCGCCTTTGAGAGATCCACAAGCTCCACGAAATTCTCCTTCGGGGTCGCGAAGATGATAGGGGAGTTGTACATCGATTTCAGAGGTACGAGGTGGAAGTTGGTGAAGCGGATGCTTCCGTCATTCTCCACGCCGGTGTACTTGCCGTTAACGGCGAAGTCAGCCCTCTTGTAGCGGGTGAGCAGCTGCTCGGAGCAGTGGATGGTCACGATGTGGGCGAACAGTCCGGAGATGCTGTCAACGAAGCCGTCGATGTAGGCGAGGAGCTCGGAGTCCGACATCGCCATCGGGTCGGCTGCCGCCTTGTAGTAGTTGATCTTGCAATTCTCGTCTGACTTGCCCTCCACAAGGATGGTCTCGAAACCGTCCATAGAGTTCTTGGCGGCCTTGCCCGCGTCACCGTCAGCGACAACGCCAGCATCGATGAACTTACCCTTTGCGATCATCGAGATGGTGATGTCATCCAGCACCTTAGGCAGGATGTGGTTCTCGATGATGTAGCGGGTGATAGGCATATCCGCCATAGTCTTGCCCTGCTCGTAGAGATAGAGCAGCCAGCTCTTGAGCACATCGGCCGGCTGGATCAGCACGTTCAGCTTGTGACGGCGATAAGGAATCCTGATCGGAGTGAAATGGGGCGTTCCCTTAGGAGTCCATTTCGGTGTGAACTGCTGTGAGACCTCGGACATAATGGCCGCGCTTGCGATGTAGTCCGTGTTGGACTGGATGCGGGTCATATGCTTGGCGTCATCGAATCCGTTGTAGATCCTCTTGTTAAGGAGCTCCAACTTCATCTTAGGAGGCATCGTCATCTTGAACTCGGCGTTGAGATCCGTGATGTCGATAGACGCGTCTTCCATCGCCGTGAAAGCGTAAGGATTGACGGAATCAAGGGCTTCCTTCACGATCTTGTTGTGTGCCGCCGCCATATTGATGGCAAAGACCTTGGCCTCCTTGGACGCAGGAACTGCCGTGGCAACCGGCTTAGGCTCCGGCTCGGAAGCCAATGAGACAACGTCCTTCTGAAGCTTCTTCACCTGCTCTTTAAGTGCCTTGGTGGCCTCATCTGTCTTGGCGGCCACGGCGGCGTTGAAAAGGGTCACGGCATCACCCTCCTCATCGAGGTTGATGCTTTCCAGTTTGTCGAGAAAGTCCTGGCCGTAGTTCTCCAGAACCTTCTGCCGCTCCTGATCGGAAAGGGAAACCTTGCCGTCCTTGACGTCAAGCTCGCTCTTGCCGAAGAGACGGGCCACAAGTCGGCCCATCTTGGAATTGTTGAGAGTTTTCTTATCCATTATGAAAAAGATTGGTTAAACGCTTGTGAGTGCGAAGACCGCCTCGATGGTCTCGGAAAGGGTCTTCTTGGCATCGGCCATATTCAGGCGCAACGCGTCGGCGGTGCCGAACATCGCGCCGCTCAGAACTCCTTTCTCCTCTTTCTGAATATTCGGCCTTCCGGACACGACCGCATTCTGGAATTGCTCCACCAGCGGTTTGAGCTCCGCCTTGGCGGCCTCGAAGTTTCCGGCCAGAGCTTCCCTATAGGCCCTGTTCTTCTCTGAGGACTCATCGGCATAGACTACTAAAGTCCTTTCCCCGTTTGATGGGTTGGTTGCTGAATTGTCAACGAAGACAGCCATCGCACCGATGGAGCCGACCTCTGAGAGATCGTTGTCCATATAGATAGCATCGCATTGTGAGGCCACCCAGTAGGCCGCCGAGGCGCAGCAGTCAGCGTGCACATAGACCGGTTTCCTGTGGGCCTTGGCGTAGCTGATAGCTTCAAGCATCGGCGGTATGGCCGAGCAGCTTCCGCCAGGGGAGTCTATGTCCAGGACGATGCCGATGACATTTTCATCATCGGCCATCTCCCGGAGTTTGTTTGCTATGAACGTTGTCCCGTAACTTTCGCAGGTGTCGTATTTGGTCATCGTGCCGTGAAGCGGAACAATGGCGACACTCTTGGCTTTCCCGGCCCCAGCACCGGAATCGGCCACGGTGGAGACCACCGCCGACTTCACCTCCATCTCAACCGGAGTCTTGCTGAGGAAAGCACGAGCGATAGGAAGCAGCTGCTCCGGATTGGAGACCAGCCACTTTCCCTGAACGATGTCCCTTGCCAGTTGGAATGTGTCTGCTTTCATCTTGTTAATCAATGTTTACGCAAAGATACCAGCGAGACACCCGTAAGGAAAGGACACGCTAAAAGACAGGGAATTGATACGAGCTGGACAGCTTCAAGGTGTTGGTTTCGTTGACCTCGAAGGCAAGAGGCAAGTCCTCGGTGCCGTAAGTCTCATCGTCCCCGTGGCAGAATCCTACCTTTAATATAAGGTTGTCCCTCATAATCTCCGAGGACTCCGAAAGTGTGGCGTTGATCTTGACGGTGGCCAGCCTCCCGGCATCCTCCGTCTTCTCCGACCGCTCGATGGTGGCGGTCCCTGGAACGAGCGCAAGTTTATGCCAGACTCCATCCTGTCTGTCAAGGCTCTGGGCCTGCAATGAGTCAATGATTCTGATCATCTTTCAATCCGTTTATGTTTATACTGCTGTTGATGTAATCCACCTTGTTGATAAGTTTCTTCACCAGTTTGTCCAGCGTCTGTTGCGATTGCCTGTAGATCCTCTTGTGCAGCGCGTCGAAATAGTCGGTGCTGAACAATCCCCTCGACACGATGAACGCAGTGACTATGTCCTTCTTCTGGACTCCGAGCTCGTAGCCGGCAAGGTAGTACTGCTTGAACTCGATGTCAAAGAAGGCGTTGATCGCCATATTCAACGCCACCGTGCTGTACTTGTCATAATAAAGGAACTTATCCCTCATAGGAGCCGTGGCGATGTCGCTTGGTAACTCCAGATCCACGACCTTGTCGCCTTCCAGAGCCACCGGACCCTCCGCCACCTTGCAATGAGCCACGAGAAGCCTGCCTATGCTGTTTCGGGCATAGACTTTCAGAGGCCCGCCCGGACTGTCAGGCGGGAACAGGTAAGCCAGATAATCCGCCATCATCGGCGAATCCACTTTCAATTTGACATCGAGCATTTCACAGTTCATCAAATATTATAGCCACATTTTTCGCAAAAACAGCAACTACACCAACTACACTTGAAGCTATGTTTGATTTTCAATGAGTTAACCAAAAACGAGGTGTAGTTGACCCTCGAAAATGTGTAGTTAGTGTAGTTGGAGTCACCGCAAGTGTAGTTGAATGTAGTTGGAGTGTAGTTCTTCAACTACACCGCAACTACACCTTATTTCGTTAATATTCATTTATTTACTTCAAGTGTAGTTAGTGTAGTTAGTGTAGTTGGGGTTTTTCGTTTCCTCAGCAAAATAATTTTTCACTAATTTACGTAATTTATTGAAGAACTACAATAGATAGCACAAGATAAACATTTGTTCTATTTAAAAGTATGTAAAAATAGTTATTTTACTTGTGCCAAATTTTGGCACAACCACTCCGTTTTTCCTCATTTTCCCCATTTCCCCCGAAAATCACCCTCTTGGTGAAAATCGTAAGCAAATCCACTCTTTTTGCTTATGGTTTTCGCTTTGGCCCTTTGAAATCCCCATTCCACCCACTTTCCTCCAATAAAAATCGTAAGGGCGGACGAAGATTAACCCTCTTCATTGGCCCTTACCCAAAAGAAAAGCCCTGGAAGAAACTCCCAAGGCCGCACCATACTAAGTAATGCTACCAAACAATTACGCGAATTTGACAGACGATAGTTCTTGGCTGAAGTTCTTTATGCCCTCCTCGATTTTCTTCACGGTCTTCGGGGAAGGATGCCTGTAGCCGCTGATGTAGTGGCTAAGAATGGTCTGGCTCACTCCGGTTACTTTCTCCAGTCCGGCAAGCGTTAGGATAAACGCATATTGTTGGAGGAAAGAGGGAACGTCGTTGTAGAACTCAAAATCGACATCCGGACACTCTTTGCCCTCTTCCGCAAGCATCTGCTTTGCCTCCTCATAAGAGTTGTAAAAGTCCTCTATGGCTTCTTTGGCTGTCTTGCCTTGACCGAGAAGTCCGAATGGAATCGCTTTGTTATACTCCATTGTTGCGTCGAAGGTTCCGTCCGAACCTCTCGCGATATAAACCTTTGCCTTCATATCTGATTTTATTAATTAAATATTTGTTAAGCATTGGGGTGGGTTATAGTTCCACCCCCGATTGCTTGCTTATGTTCTCCAATGTCCGGTCTTTCGCTTCTTGGCTGCTGTGTCGCGGTATCTGGAACTTTATTCCTGTTATCGGACTGAACCACCAGTCGTGGTTTTTACCGTGCGAGAGGAAAGAGCATCCGCCTTTCTTCAGCTTCCTTATGACTTCCGAGTATCTCATTACCGTTATTGTTTTGATTGCACTACAAAGATAAGGAATTTCTTAACATTTACCAAATTTTTGGCGATTATTTTTACTTTTTATTTTTTCCGAAAACGGCCTCGACCTCCTCGTCGGTGTCCGGATCGCGTCTGATCCGTCGGTAGTCGGGACTGAAAGTGATACTGACAAGGCGTTCCTGATGACAGACGCAGATCAGGCCGATGACAGCCTCGTAGTCACGTGGGGAGACCTGAACGAGATAGTCAACCCATTCCAGAAGAGGGAGGCTCCGCAGCCACTTCACATACGCCCGTCGCCTGGCCGCAATCACATTGGCGTACCTGTGCCGGAACGCCTCCTCCTGCTCCCTGGAATACAGGACATATCTCCGAAGGTCTTCCATCACTCCTCCCAAAGTTCGGCATCAACCGCTTCGGCTGGCTCGGTGACCGATGGGGGAGCGCTGGCCGCCGCGCGGTTGTCCCCGATCTCCAACGTGTCGGTGGAGATGTCAAGGTCAATGCCGTAATTGACCTTCAGCGCGTCATAGTCAAAGACCATCGCCGTGGTGACGCGGCTCTTGCCGGTCTCCGGATTGCTCGACACGTAGGTCTTGTTCTCCAGCAGCTTGAACCGCATCGACTTGGCCGTACCTATGAACTCCGGCGAATGCTCAAGATAGTACTTCAGCGAATCCCTCGGGATCACCTTGCCGTTCACGTCCTTGCCCTCCTTCATATAGAGAGCCGAAAGCCGCTGGAAAGCCAGATAGATGTACCGCACTCCGTGCTTCGGCTCGAACGGAACATCCGACTCCTTGATGGCGAACGGACGGTCCCCGGCACAAAGCTTATAGTCGATGTTGATGTACGCCTGTCCGGATGCCACCAGATTCTCCACAATCTCCCAGAAGCCTGAAAGCTCGTTGTTCTGCTTAGTCTTCTGGTTCTGATCCACACAACCCTTGCAGCAAAGCCTGAATATCTCCTCGCTGTCAAACGGCACGTCGATGTCCGTCCTCAAAGCCCGGTAGGCCGCCAGCAGAATTGCCCAGTTCCTCAGTGTCCTGTCCTCGACATTGTACGAACGCACCCTGTCATTCATGTCCGACAAAGTCTCATCCCAAACCCTTCGGAAATCCGTCTGGAACTTTGACCGCAGTTGCAGCAACTGGTTCGTCAGATGCGTAAGCCCTCGCTTCTCGATAAGCTTCAGATTCTCGTAGTTCCTCTTCTCCTGGTCGCTGAACGTTGTCTTGCTGAATGTCAGGAACACAAGCCGGTTGAACAGAGCGATGTCGGCGGTCGGCATCTCCTGACCGCTCATCACAACCCCGCAGTCCACAGCCGTGGTCTCGCGCCTCTTGTCGTTGTCCATATTCATCCTCGAACGCCCCGCGCCGTCCCATATTCCTTTAAGGAACTCCCGCTTCTCCAGATCAAGGTTGTTCTTATATTCATCGAGATGCACCACCGCGTTGCTCACCTCCGCCACCGCCTCGGCAAGAGCCGCCTTGGTCGTGTTGTTGATGTTCGGCGCGATGTTGCCCGTCACGAAGAAGGAAGTCAGCGAATGACCCAGCTCCGACTTTCCCGTGCCCTTCGGGCCGAACAGATCCAGAATGGGGAACGATGTTGTCACCGATGTCACAACGTCCTTGAACAGCGACGCGAACAGGAAGCAAAGCGCCACCTTGGCGTTGTCCCCGAACACGGTGATGAGTTTCTCTGAATATTCCCGCAGCGTGATGGTGTTAGCCTCCGTATAGACAAATTTCCTTGCCAGCTGGTAGCCTTGGGTATTGTCCCTTGTGTCCAGCGCGCAACCAGGAAGATAGAACTTCTGACCCTTGATGTCGATGATTCCGTACTTGTCCACCGGCTTGAACGTGCCGTTGTCAAGGCCGCCGTTGCCCCAGGCATAGAAGCCCCACTTCTTCTGCCACCCCAGCTGCTTGATCTCATCAGCCGAAGGCGTGCCGTCATAGAGGAACTTCTTCAGTGAGGTAAGCTCGTTGGCCGTTGCCTCCCAGACATAGTTCCCGGCCGTCTCGACCCTCGTTTTGAAATCCGTGAACGACACGAGCTCGCTCTGGTTCAGCTTCACCACCGCCTCCTGCATCTTGACGTTCCGCAGCGTGAATATTCTTCTGGCGTTCTTCTCGTCCCGGATGTGCAGGATCGGGGTCATCGTGAAGTTGCTCCACCTCACATCGTTCCCGGATCTTGAAGCCCCATAGTAGCAGTTGTTCTTGACGTAGAAGCCATAGTTCTGGAGCATCTCCTTGGTTCCGTCCTCCTTCGCCTCGGAGCGCTCCTGGTCATTCTTCGCCTTGAAATATTCCTGGTTCCAGATCCTTCCGAACTTGTAGGCCTTCGTGAAGGTCTCCCGGTACATATCAGCCGTGCTCTGGTCCGGCACCTTGGCCAGCAGCTTGCAGACCTCGGTGATCACGGCGGCCTTCTCCGTCTGCGAAGCGGCTGCTTCCATCCATCTCTTGCAGATCCAAGGAATATAATCGTTCGTCCTCTGGAGGTTGCATTCGTCAAATTCGTGCTGATGTGTCCGGAAGAACTCATCAGCATCCTTGCCAAGCTCCGGCGGCAACTCCATCACACTGACCGAAAGCCCCGCCTCCGTCATCAGCTTGGCGTTCTTCTGGACCGCCTCGATACCGGCCTCGTCTGTGTCCCCGATGATCGTGACCCTTTCGGCCCTGGATTTCAGCAGGTCGATCTGGTCCTGAGTCAAAGCCGTTCCGCACGGAGCCACGGCATTCTTCACCCCGATCTCGTGCAGCCGGCATACGTCCAGATTGCCCTCGACAAGGTAAGCCTGCTTCGTGGCGTAGATCTGCATATTCGCCTGGAGCCACCCGAAAAGGATTCCCTTCTTCTTGTACAGTTCAGTCTCCCCGGTGTTCAGGTACTTGGGAACGCCCGGCTTTTCACCGATGTACCGTCCGGAAAAACCCGCTATGTAGCCGCTTGTCCAGAACACCGGAAACATTATCCTGTGCCTGAACGAGTCATAGACCTGCCCGGTGTCCTCGTTCCTCTTGACCAGTCCTGCCGCAAGCAGCACGTCCTCCTTCCATCCAAGTCCCATCAGGTACTGTTTCAGGCCTCCTTTCTCTGGAGCGTAGCCGATGCAGAACAGCTCGGCGGTCTCGGCTTTGATCCCGCGCTTCTTCAGGACATATTCCTTGGCTCCAGGTGATTCCTTGTACCGTTGGATGAACCACTCGGAGGCCAGCTTGTTCACCGTCATCAGTTGCGACCGTCGGAACTCCGCCGCCTTCTCCTCCGGTGTAGGCTCCTTCTTCTCGTAGTCGATTCCCAACCGTCCGGCAAGATGCTCCACCGCCTCGTAGAACGTCATCCCGCGCCTCTCCATCACAAAGCTGATGGCGTCGCCGGTACGTCCGCACCCGAAGCAGTGGTACATATTCCTCGATGGTGTCACCACGAACGAAGGAGTCTTCTCCCCGTGGAAAGGGCAACAGCATTTGTAGTGGCTGCCTTCTCGCTTGAGCTCCACGCCCTCGCCCTGGATGATCGAGACGATGTCCCGCTCCTTGATCTGGTCTTTTACATAGTCGGGGATCATAAGTCAAATAAATCTATGGCCTGGCCATTGTCCGCACTCTCGAATATCCTTTTGGAGGAATCATCGTCCACTCTCTCGTTAGCCTGGTCTATCTCGAAAATCAGCTTCCTTGCGATGCCGATGCTTTGCTCAAGGTAGCATTTGCGCTGGATCTCCCAAGTCTGCATCCGAGCCGGATCAAGCCCGGCGAACTCCATCAACTGGACCTCCCAAAGCTGCACCGCCATCTGGCACGCCCCGCGGAGTGCCGACCATTCCGGTCTGTCCATCTCGAACACCGAGATCAGGCCTCTTGAATCCTTGTCGGCGTACATAGCCTACCGCTTTTCAGGAAACAACTCCTCCACGGACTCCTCGACCCCGAAGACATCCTTGACGTACTTCCTGATGTTCTCCTGATAGAGCGGCTTAGGCCGCCTCGTCCCGTTGCACCAGGAATATGCCGTTGGGTACGACACCCCGTCCATCACGATCAACGTCAACAAATCATTCCGCTGTTTAAGGCCCGCGGCCTCCCAAATCTCTTTGATTGCCATATCTAATGAATATTATTGATTTCAGTCTAATAGTTTCAGCCCTTTGCTTATGATTTTTATTGCCTCCCTCTTAGAGTCCATACTGGCGTGGGTATAGATATCCAGAGTTGTGGATATATCCGAGTGCCCCAATATTCTCGACACGCTGGCGATGTCCGCTCCACCTCGGATCATATTTGTCGCGAACGAGTGTCTTAGGCCGTGGAATTTGATTATTCTTACCCCAGCTTTTTTGCAAAGGTTATTAAAGTGATGCCGAAAGGTTCTTGGCTCTGTGCACTTTTCTGTTCCGCTTGCGATGTAAAAATTGTCAGGCATTATTCCCCTTACTTTCGCGAGACACTTTGCGAGCTGTGCCGTAATGGGGATGCGTCGGTTGCTGGATCTGGTCTTTGGTATCCCTTCCCGAACGTATGACTTTTTTTCGCCCGTGCTGCCGAATGTCTTTGGAATATACACTCTTGCAATTGTGCAATCGACAGTGATCGTTTTTTCTTTAGGGTCAACGTTCCTCCATTTCAGCCCGCAGACCTCCCCGATCCGTAGTCCGGTCATCATTGTGATCAGGATGGCGATTCCCTCGTAGGACGGATGCTCCATGATGTATCCAGCAAGGCGTCTCAATTCTTCCGGAGAGTATGTCTCTAGTTCTTTCATTGCGCCTTCTTCGCGAGGATATTGTAAATTGAATTTTGGCAGGTAGAGATCTAAGCCGTCCAAAAACCATCCCATTATCATTTTGACAAGGACTATAATGTCCTTTATGGATTTTGTGCTAAGTCCGGTTTGATGGAGCCGACCTATCATATCCTGAAGATGTCTGGAGCGTATGTTTTTGATTTCCATATTCGCAATCTCATCATTTTTGATATGATTCCTGTACATCAAGTCATACGCTGCCAGCGTCGAGTCTCTGACCATATACTCCTTGTTTTTGAACCAATGCTCGTATTCTTCGTTAATTGTGCTCATGACTATGATAATTTGAATATTTCCGAAAATCCAAGCGCGTCATTCCGCTTGTTGATCAGCCGGTAATGCGCTATAACCCGCTGCTCCAGAACATCCCCGTGATAGACATCCCCAACCATTCCCCTGACCGACAAGTTGAAAAGGAGTATCGGTATCGATCTGTCCGAAAGTTCCCAACACTCGACCGGATTGTCGTTCGGGTAATAGTCGAACGGAATCCGCTTTCGGCATAGTTCCCACCATTTGGCTATGATCATCGAGCCGTTTCCGGCGGTCGGCTCCAGAATCCCTTGTCTGCGTGCACCGTTGTCGGTGATCATCGCAGCCAGCTGCGAAGCGGCCGCCGGAGTAAAGTCCTGCTTTTTCTGACCGCGCTCGCTTAGCTCCGCCTCGTAGATGGGCTGGAACCATTCCCTGTCCATCGCAAAGTCGTTCGCCTCCAGCATAGCCCTGTAGAACTTGTGTCTGTTGACTGGGTCCCCGAACAGAACCGTCATCAAAGCCTCCGGAATCAACCTCGTGTCATTTATTCCAAGTGTTGTCAAAAGAAACTCTTTAGTCATTGAATATCAACAAAATAAATTGAAAATATCTTGAAAAATAATTGTGTAATTCAAAATAAATGCGTACCTTTGTATTGCGGTTCAGGGAGAGCCGCGAAAGAGGAATCTGAAACGCTTGAAAGGGAGTAAGAAAAAACAGCCAAACTTCTGAAAATATGAGAGTCGAAGTTCTTAAAATCAGAATTTGGAAAATAGTGATAACACTTGTAGAGGTTACACTTTAGTTTTCCGAGGGAGGGGATCCGAAACATCCCCTCTCGTTTGGCTGTCTTCCGCAAATTTAACACATTTTGTATGCAAAACAAAAATCTGTCATCTTCACAAACTCCTTCCGAGTCCGCGTCCTGGGGCGGTGCCCGTTCCGGTGCCGGCCGCAAGTCCAAGCCCCACGGAAAGTCCTACACCTTCCAGTCCACCCCCGAGGTTGACGCGTTCCTCTCTTCCTATCAGGGCAACAAGACCGAGTTCATCAACCGAGCTATCCTGACCCTTGCGGGAAAGTCTCCCGAATGACCTTGCCCGACATATTCCGGATCAGTTCCAGTTGTCGTGTCTTATCTGCTTTTCAAGCAATTCACCGCAGTGTCTGGCCGCGGTGAGTTTTTGTATCCGCTGCACTCTGTACCTCTTGCCTTTTCCTGTCTTCGTCACCGCTGGTGATTTGATTATCCGGTTGACCGTCTTCCGCGCCAACCTGTTCTGAATCTTTCGTGCTATTGAACTCATAATATTACTTTCCAGTTGAAATCCAAATAAAAATGGATCTCGATTTATTAGTTAAACATTTATA